CGCTGATAATACTCGCAATGAAGTCCAAATAGACCTTGATAAGTATATGAGATTAGTCGAGAAACTCGACGATGCCGAAGATACTATCAAACTCTTAAAGGATGAAGCTAAAGCTGCCAAGGCTCAACTAGAACCACCAAAAAGAAAGTTTATGGATTTGTTTTTAGACGACAATGATATAAACGAAAAAGCAATCATTGGATTTATTTCCTTTGGATTGATGACTATTTTTGGGTTATGTGATTTAGTGACTGCTTTTATGGGGCAAGATTTAGTCATTTCTGATACAATCTACACCTCATTCGTAGTAGTTACTTTAGGTGCATTTGGTATCAGCGAAGCAGGAAAAGCCTTTGGTAGCAAATAAAAATAGTTCTTGACATTTGGTTAATTTTTCTGTATAATATACATATTATGAAAAATAACAAAAAGCAAAAACAACCGAAAACGATTACTTCTCTCCGCAAGGACAGGAGTAGTCGTTTTTCTTTTTGTGAATACTGCCCAGGCATACCAAAACAGGAGTGCACTGGCTATAAATGTTGGATTAAATGAATTTATTTTACTTAGACGAAGATTTAGATAAGTGTGCAGAATACCATGTGGATAAGCATGTTGTAAAGATGCCTCTCGAGGCTGCACAACTGCTGTGCACAGCTGTATGGATTGACCACTTACTAGGTTTCGTCCCTCGTGCATTAAATGCTGAAGAACGAGAAGTATTAAATAAATCCAAAGCTGAAATCAAACATTTACCAATGGAAGAACGACCTTTAACTCCATATTTACCAATGATGTATAATCATCCTTGTACGATATGGACAAGGTCATCTTTAGATAACTTTGAGTGGGTTCACTGCTATGCAAATGCTCTTAATGATGAGTATCATTATCGTTATGGCAAGTTACACAAGTCAGTGGTTGAAGTAATCAATCGACTGCCCGAACCTAAGAATATGCCCCGCAAGGGACTCACTCCATTTGGCATGGCTATGCCAGACGAGCTAAAAGATGAAGATGATGTCGTTGGCTCGTATCGTTTATATTATCATACAGATAAAGCAACCTTCGCTACGTGGTCACACAGACCACAACCTGATTGGTGGGACGAAGGACTTGCATGGACTGACAGGAGAATAACTGCAAAATGAAAATAACAATTTATAGCAAACCAAACTGCCCGTATTGTAATATGGCAAAGAATCTAGCAGAAATGAAAGGTGCTGAAGTAAGATATCTTATGCTCGGAGAGGACTTTGATGCAAAGAATTTTATGGCAGAGTTTCCAACTGCCCGAACTTTTCCACAAATTATACTAAACGGCAAGAAGATTGGAGGTTATACAGAACTGGAGAAAACACTTAGTGAGTAGTATTTTCAATAAGAAAGAGAAAATTCAGTATAAATTTCAAGAAGATAAAATTCTTAGAATGATAAAGAACTATATAGATGGCACTTATGGCGCTCACTATTCTATGAATAAAATTCAATCTACAGAGTTCATTGTAGATGCAGGACATGCTGAAGGTTTCTGTATTGGAAACATTATTAAGTATGCTCAAAGATATGGTAAGAAAAACGGAAAAAATGAAGTAGATTTACTCAAAATTATTCATTACACAATTATTTTATTAGGGAGTGAAGATGGCAATTAAAAGTAAATCACATGAAAAATTAACAGATACTAACATACAACATGTAGTATCATTACTAGAAGCAGATAATCCTATCACGAAAAAGGAAGCCTGTGAGATTCTGAATATTAGGTATAACACGACCAGACTTCAGAAAATTATAGATGACTGGCGTGATACAATGGAGTTTCGTGAAAGACGACGCTCTATGAACAAAGGTAAACCCGCGAGTGAAGATGAATTAAAAACTGTAGCTCAAATGTATATTGAAGGATTTAATGTATCTAGTATAGCACAATCGATATATCGTTCTCCTGCTTTTGTGAAAGCAATAGTGGATAGGCTCGGTATTCCAATGAAACTACCTGCAACTGACTATGAGGGCATACGAAATGCTATGCTTCCCGAGCAGTGTGTAAGTGATAGTTTTAAAGAAGGAGAGATTGTATGGGCAATTCGTAAGAATTTTCCAGCAAAAGTAATACGAGAACACACTAACATGGATTACGAAAGTAAGCATGGAGCAAAGTGTTATTTAATATATACAATAGAAGAAAACAATTTTGAAGGAACTTTCTTTCCACACATAGAATATGGTGGAAGATACTCATCTCAGCTCGCATATGACTTAGGAAGTCTAAGGCATTTGGAGCAATATGGAGTTAAGTTTATTTAAATTTGCAATCGCTATGTATATTTCAGGCGTAGGAATAGCTATGTGGAAAATTTGGTTTCCATGTCATAGAATAATTACGTCTATAGATAGAAATAATATTATGGTGAAGAAACCTATCTTATCTTTTCTCATTGTATTTGTAATATTTTTTATTATGTTCCCTTTCATAGCATGGATTATATTATTTGATGATAAGATAACAAGGTTTCAAGATGGATTTATAAAGGGAGTATTAGGAATTAATAATGATAAGTAATAAAAATTTTGATGTTTATTCTTCATATGTAAAAGGAGACCTTCAAGCAGACACTATAAAAATAGGCGACGATTGGGGTTGTGCTTTCTATAAAAATGGAGAGTTTATTAAAACAGAAACTTACAAAGGACATAGTGAATCTTACGCAGAAGATGCTGCTGATAACTATGTATTTGGAATTAAAAAATTATAATGGCAATTTGGTATATGAGATTACTGGAAGAACAAGAAAAAGCAGAAAAATATGTAGAATCAGAACTTCCACAAAACGAACAAAAGAATAAAGGTTGGTATTGGGATTCAGAAACTAAAAAATTCTACAGGTGGGATAACTTCCCAAGGGGATAAATATGAACTATTTATTAGAAGCATTATGTAAAAAATTAGAAGGCGAAATCGCAGTATGCAAAGCAAATGTTCTTGCATATCAAAGAAATCCTGTTGGAATTGGGGAACACCCAGAGATTGTAGAAGCTGTCGAGTCTCAGGTTGCTAAATTAGCAGAGGCCGAAGATAAGTTAGAAGTAATCAAAAGACATTTTTCATAAGGAAACGAAAAATAGTTCTTGACACCGCCTTAAAATTTTTATATAATATAATTATATTTTAGAAGAACAGTTAATGAGTGATAGATTTTATATGCAACAACTACAAGCTACTGGATGGGCTCCAGGCTATCGTAATACTAACAGCATAGAAGAATACAAATCACAATTTGGCTCAATCAACAGGAGAAAAAGTATGTCGTGGACAGACGAGAAAAAACAAGAAGCAGTTGACATGTATGTCGCTGAAGAACCTACTCCAGAGAATAGTATGGAGATAGTAAAAGATATCGCAGAGCAGCTAGAAGAATCTCCAAATGGTGTTAGAATGATTCTTACAAAGGCAGGTGTATATGTAAGAAAAACTCCAGCAGCAAGATCTTCAGGCGGTTCAAGCGGTGGTGGTAGAGTTAGTGTAGCTGACGCTCAATCCTCCTTAACCAGTGCGTTAAGTGATGCGGGTCAGGATATTGATGAAGCAATCATTTCAAAACTAACTGGTAAAGCAGCTAACTACTTTACTACAATAGTAAATAACCTAAACTCTTAAGTTAAGGAAATTTAGCTAGGGTATCTTAGGATGCCCTAGTTTTTTGCATCCATAGTATGTAACCAAAAAATTTACAATTCAAATAATCATTTGTTAGATAAATTTGGAGGAAATATGACAAAGGATGAATTTAAAAGAAAAATAGATGAAGCGGGTGATGCTGTGGTCACCTACAAAAGTAAAAACTCACGCAGATCAAAATACAATATATGCACTAGAGATTTTTCAACAAAGTATATTGCTGAAAAGAAGAATAGAGCAAAAGAATCAAATGATACAGTCCTCCTGTTTTGTTGGGACACGGACTCGTATCGTCTATTAATGCCGAAGAATGTGACAAGCATTGTTCCACTTAACAGGATTATAAGAAATGATAGACCTTAGTGCACCCACCAAATACGAAAGAGTAATTAACGAGAAGGATACTGAACAACTTCGTTTAGTAATCAATACTTTTCGTGGAGTAGAATATCTTTCACTTCGTAAATATTATCTTGACTTTGATGAAGAATGGTTGCCTTCAAAGGAAGGCATATCTATACCTTTAGATATTGAAAATGCTCAAGAACTTTTTACAGGATTAGTTGAAATATTATCACTTGCAGAAAGTAAAAGTATTCTCGAAGAAGAGTTCAAAGAAATTTTAGACCAAATTTACCTGACCTAAAAATAA